CAATATATATTATTGTATCATGATACTACGTTCCAATACGTAGTCACTCAAAAAATTAAAACTATCTATTAAGATTTCAAATAATCTTACTTCCGAATTAAATACGAGGAGAAAAATCAATGAGAGATTTATTAAAAGAAGCTATTGCTGACGCTAAAGCCGTACGAGAAACAGCATTAGCAAATGCAAAAATTGCATTAGAAGAGGCGTTCACGCCACGACTTCAAAGCATGATTTCTGCACGATTACGTGAAGAAGAAGAAATGGAAGAGCCAGAAATGACTGAAGAAGAAGAAATGGAAATGGATATGCCTGTTGAAGAAGGCGATGAAATGGACATGGAAGCACCAGTTGAAGAAGGTGAGGATGAGGATTACATGGCTGAAGAAGATGAAATGGAAATGGAAGAGCCTGTAGCCGAAGAAGAAGAGATGGATGCTGAGTTAGAAGAAATCCTTCGTGAACTTGAAGGCGATGAAATGGAAATGGAAGAGCCTGTAGCTGAAGAAGAAGAGATGGAAATGGAAGAGCCTGTAGCTGAAGGCGAAGAGGAAGAAGAAGTTTCTATCGAAGAAGTTATTCGCGCTTTACGTGAAGAAGAGGAAATGGAAGATGAAGAGCCTGTAGCTGAAGAAGAGTCTGCTGAAACTGAAAAAGAATTGGCTGAAGCTATCCGTGTTATCAAATTCTTAAAATCAAAAATTAATGAAGTTAATCTTCTTAATGCAAAACTTTTGTTCTCAAACAAATTATTCAGAAATTATCCGTTATCTGAATCTCAAAAAGTTAAAGTAATTGAAAACTTCGATCGTGCTCGTACAGTACGTGAAGTTAAATTAGTATACGGAACAATTTCAGAGTCGTTGAAAACGGCAAAAACAAAACGACCTATCGTTAAAGAAAGCTATGCATCTCGCCCAAGCAAATCTACAGCTCCTAAAAAAGCTATCCTGTCAGAAGGAAATGATTTAGCTGCGCGTTGGAAAAAATTAGCTAATCTTAAGTAAAAACAAAAAAGGAAAAAAAAATGAACTTGAATTCTTTATTACCTCATCAAGCTCAATCAACTCAAAATGCGCAAGCCATTGCTTTAGAAAAGAAATGGCAACGTACCGGCCTTTTAGAAGGCATGGGAAATGAGATCGAGCGACGAGGAATGGCGGTTCTATTAGAGAACCAAGCACGTCAATTGGTAACTGAAGCTAATGCTACTGCTACATCAGCTAACGCTGAGCAGTGGGCAGGTGTTGCTTTACCATTAGTACGTCGTATCTTTGCTGAAATCGCAGCAAAAGATTTTGTAAGCGTACAACCTATGAACTTACCATCTGGTCTAGTATTCTTCTTGGATTTCAAGTATGGTACTAAACAAGGTACAAATGGTACTGCTGGTGGTAATGATTTCTTAACTGGCCAAGGACGTACATCTCAAGCCGATTCAGTATTTGGTATTACTGATGGTGGTGGTAAAGGTACTAATGCAGCTGGTGGAACTGCTCCATCTGAAGGTCTTTATGGTGCTGGACGTTTTGGTTATACAATCAATGACGTAACATCATCTACATTGACTTTAACTAACGCTGTTGATTCAGCTCGTACAGGTTCTGTTGCTGTAGGTACTGGAGTATTTTCAAATGGTGGTAACTTGACCGGTGCTCAATTTGATTACTTTACAAATTACAATGCTGAACTTTCTGCATCTGTTGTATCAGCTGCAGCTGGTCCATTTACTGTATTGTCAATTCCAACATCATCTTTGAGCAATCCTGATTTAAGCGGTGTTCGTGCATTTAACGTACAAGGTACAAACATTGATGCAGTTTATCCTGAATTTACTCGTATCTCTTACGACCGCGGTCACGTTGAATTCTTGATCGAAGCTGATTCTGATGCTCAAAGTGTTATCGCTGTTTATCAAAAACAACCAACAGATTCATCTCGCGGTGATTTTGAAGATCCGACAGCAATTGGTAACAACTCTAGCACGACTTTGGAAATTCCAGAAATTAACTTGGAACTTCGTTCTGAGGCAATTGTTGCTAAGACTCGTAAGTTAAAAGCAATCTGGTCTCCTGAATTTGCTCAAGACTTAAATGCATACCATTCAATTGACGCAGAAGCTGAATTGACATCTATGTTATCTGAGTACATCTCACAAGAGATTGACCTAGAAATCCTAGACATGTTGATTCAAAATGCTCAAACTGTTGAGCGTTGGTCTGCAAAAATTGGATTTGATTGGGACGCGGCTTCCAATTCATTTGCTCAGTCTAATGCAACTGCTCAGGCATACAACCAAGGAACTTGGTTCCAAACTCTTGGAACTAAAATCCAGAAAGTATCTAATAAAATTCATCAGTTGACATTACGTGGTGGTGCAAACTTCCTAGTATGTTCTCCAACTGTTGCAACTATCCTTGAATCAATCCCTGGATATGCAGCTGATACGGATGGTGATAAAATGCAGTTTGCAATGGGTGTTCAGAAAGTTGGTGCTATCAACAATAGATTCCAAGTTTATAAAAACCCATACATGACTGAAAATACAATCCTTATGGGATATAGAGGTTCTCAATTCCTTGAGACTGGTGCGGTTTATGCTCCATATGTTCCTCTAATCATGACTCCATTAGTATACGATCCTAACAACTTTACACCAAGAAAAGGTGTTATGACTCGTTATGCTAAGAAAATGGTTCGTCCTGAATTCTACGGAAAAGTATTTGTAGCAGGTCTTGACACTATTTAATTAGTTGTTAGTAATTGACAATTGACAATTGCTTAATGCGAGAAAGGGAGGCTTCGGTCTCCCTTTTTTACTATCGCAATATTGCTAATTACATATTTATATTAAAAGGAAGTGCATGTCAGCAGGAAGATATTCTTTTGTTATAGAACAAGGAGCTACATTAGATTTAGAAGTTGTATATAAAGATTCATCTGGAACGCCTATCAATTTGGCTGGTTATACTGCCGCAATGCAGATACGAGATTCAGTAGGTGGAAATACATTACATGCCACATTGACATCTAGTTTTGGTGATGTATATGCGAAAGCATCCGGATCGTCATTTATTAGCTTGTCAGGCAGTAATTTAACTACGCCTCAATCATCAGGTAGTATTGGCATTTATATAGGACATGCAGTTACAAATGGATTCACTTTTAATGAAGGTTATTACGATTTAGAACTTACCAACGGACAATCACGTATTAGATTATTAGAAGGTAAAGTACAAGTAACCAAACAAGTGACTACAGCGTAATGAGCTTATCGATTAATAAAAATATCAACTCCATAGTAATTGCTCAGCCAGCTCCAAGTTTAACAATTACTGATAATCGTAAAGGAACTACGGTAGCAGTTTCTCGTACGCCAGATATAATTACTGTCACTAATTTATCTGGTTTACAAGGACCTAAAGGCGATACCGGCGCGCAAGGACCTGCTGGTCTGGCAGCGAATACCGGAAGCTTTTTTATATCCGCATCGGTAGCGGACGCTGTAATAACATTTACCAAAGGCGATTCAACTACGTCATCAGTAACAATCAATAACATTGTATCAGCTTCATATGCATTAACAGCATCATATGCGTTAAATGGTAGTGGTTTAGGATTTCCATTCTCTGGCAGTGCAGTGATTACCGGTTCATTGGAAATTAAAAGCAATGTCAATGATATTTTTATAATCAGAAATTTTAATGATCAACGTATATTAACAGTATCTCAAAGTGGTGTTATAATTATCGCAACTCAAAGTATAGATCCTATAGGTACAGCACCGAATGGTGCAATATATTTCACGTCGGCATCATTCTTTGTAGGATTAGATTAAAATTATAACATATTGTATATTTATTATTGTATAATAATCGAGGAAATATAAATGGCAACTTGGAAAAAAGTAGTAGTATCAGGCAGTAACATTTCGCAGTTAAATAATGATATTGGTTATTTGACAATAGCGACTGTGCCTGGATCACCTAACGTGTTCGCTACAATGTCTATCAACGGCGTTAATGTATTAGCAGACAGTGCAGTAGATACATTAACATTTGCATCAGCATCTGGAGCAGGTTTAGATATTGTAGGAACGCCGGCATCCGATACTATCACATTTACATTGGGTAGTATTCCTAATTCAAGTTTAGCCAATTCCACTATTAGTGGTAAATCATTAGGTACTAATTTAGATACATTGACATTAGGTTCCGGGTTAAATGGAACATCTTATAATGGTTCTGCTGCAGTTACTGTATCAGTCGACTCTTCATCAATGGCGACATATTTTCGTCAAGATGCGTATGCGGGTGTAAGTGGTGATATCACCATTGCATCAAATGGCGTTGCTGCGATTGGGTCTGGTGTTATTGTAAATGCTGATGTTTCGCTCACCGCGGCAATTGATTATACAAAAATTAATTTTGGCGGTTCTGGCTTTGTTTCATCATCTGTATTAAATACAAGTGCTACTCAAGGAACTGTTGTAAATGTTGTTAACGGCGTTTCTCAATCAGCTGCATTGCTTAATTTAGGAACAACTGGTACACCGACGTTTGGTGGCGTGACATTAACTAATGGTAACATTGCTATTAACAATGGCACATCAACTGCTATTACGACAACAGGAACTACGGCTGCTGTATTTAATACCGATGCAACTACGGTTAATGCATTCGGCGCTGCAACTACTGTAAATATCGGTGCCGGTTCTGGCACCACTACAATAGGCAATAACTTAGTTGTAACAGGAGATCTAACTGTTAATGGTACATTGTCTTATATTAACACTACGGATTTGTTTGTTGAAGATAAATTCATTTTGTTAGCATCAGGATCAACAACTGCCGGTGATGGTGGTATTGTAATCGATCGCGGTTCCGATGCGGCTGGTAACATTGCCTATGGATATGATTCTGCAACAGATCGTTGGGGATTCCAGTCAGGACTTACGGATACAACAAATGCATTAGATACGACATCTGCATCAGGCGTAAGTGGTTCATTTGTACCTTATTTATTTACAGAAGCAAGTCATGGAGCGACTAGACCAGAAACGGGTGAATTTGCAGTAGCCGGCGCAATGTATGTGTCCACCGGCGGTGATTTCTGGATTTATGCATAAACAACTTTTTAAATAGTTATGGGAATTGTAAACAAAATAATTGGAAAAGATAATAAATTATCAACGGTTGATCCAAATGCTCTTACAATGAAAGAGCTTGAGTTTTTACTTAACATGTTACGTGAGTCAACACTTAAAGGCGATCAGGTAGAGTTATTTTATAATCTTGCAATAAAGATTCAGAATCAATATATAAAACAATCAGAAAAACAATAAGTTATGGACATGTTTTCAATCGAACTCACACCACAAGAAATTAGTGTGTTACGTCAATCATTAGATACTATCACATTGTCTGGTAAGGATGCAAAATTTATAGCATCATTGCAAATTAAACTCGAGCAGGAACTAGGAGAAATTCAGAAACAGATCAATACTCCGCCTGTTAAATCTGGTAAAACGACGAAATAAGATATTTATATTAAATGTTGTAGGCCGAGAGGAAGTGGGCACACGCACGGCATAAGTGTATGTAACCAACCACGACAATTAAAGGAACATGTATGCCAAATTGGAAAAAAGTCATAACGTCTGGCTCCGATGCCGCGTTAAATTCATTGAATGTAACCACATCACTCACTGCAAGCGGTCTCATATATCCCGCATCAGATGGAATTGACAACCAAGTACTGAAAACAGATGGTAGTGGTAATCTGTTTTTTGATAACGTTTTAACAACAACCATCTCAATTAAAAACGTATCCGGTGGTACTATTGCCAAAGGAACCCCTTGTTATATAACTGGCTCAGGAACTTCAGGAAATGTAGCAGGTGTATGGCCTGCAGATGCTTCAAATCCAGCAAGAATGCCCGCAGGTATAATTGCAGGAGAAACATTAAACGATGGCGATGAAGGTATTGGTTTATTAAACGGCTTTATTAATGGTGTCAATACTTCTGCATTTCAATCAGGAGATTCAATCTATGTTAAGGCAGGGGGTGGCTATACAAACACACGTCCAACTGGTTCAACAATATTTGTACAAAAATTAGGAAACGTCGAAAAGGTAGATGTATCAAACGGTTCAGGTGTAGTACATGGACCTGGATACTACAATGATCTACCAAATGTTCAACAAGGATATACTTGGGTTGGTAATGCAGATGGCGTAGCAACAGCAATCGCAACATCGTCTATACAAAACGTAGTAAGTGCATCATTTGCATCAACAGCATCATATGTTAACACGCTTAACCAAATAGTTAGAGTTGGCAATGATATTGAACTTGACAATCAAATCGGCGCTGTTGTTGCAAATAGTTTTGATGCAGGTTTAGGGAATGTATTTATCGATGGTTTAACCGGAGACGTTGCAGCAACTAGCTTTACTGCAGGAGGCGGCGCAGTACAAATAGACGGTATAACCGGAGAAGTTACAGCAACAACATTTATCGGAAACTTAACAGGCACAGCATCATATGCAACTCAAGCATTATCAGCTTCATGGGCACCTGGAGGAAACCCATTCCCATTTACAGGTGATGCACAAATTTCAGGTTCATTAGGCGTAACTGGTTCGTTCAGTGTCTTAGACAGTATTGATGGTACCAATAAAATATTGATTGGCTCTGGTCCAATCCCGGGCAGTACGGAAGACTCGGTTAACTGGGACAGCAGAACGCTATTTGATAGTAACGGAAATTTTTCAGTACGGTGGGGTGCTTTACGAACGCTGTTTGATTCAAGTACGGTAAGTTCACTCGATTGGGGAAGTCGTATAATATACGATTCAAATGCATCACATTCAATTGATTGGAATAATCGACAACTTAAATTTGACAATGGTTCAAATGATTATACGGTTGATTGGAGCACGGGTATATTACAAGATACAGCTACAAAAGCTTCTATTGATTGGCAAAATCGTCAACTCAAAGATATTAATGCAGATACGATACTCAATTGGAGTTCTGGTGTATCAATAACCGGATCATTTACAATATCAGGTTCATCAACATTCACAAACATAGGCCCGGCTCGTTTTTCTGGTTCATTTGTCGTGCAAGGAGATATAATACCGGGATCTCCGCCATTTATTCCTGATGTAGGTCCATACGATGCTATTAAAGTAGATGATGTTGCAGATCAACGACTACTCTACGGTACGCCATTTTTAGGTGCCAGTGCTAGTTTGGATTTTGGAAACAGAATGTTACTTGATCCAGCTGGAGTCTCTGTACTACAATGGGATGGCACAGTTGGATACATTAATTCAGAACTATACTCTAATAGCAGGATAAATGCAACAACCAGAAACACATTATTAAACAATATTGTTTACGCCGGACAAACATTAGATGAGGTCACTTTTGATAGTACGGTTGCAGATTTTGATTTAGTTTATTTATCAACGGGTAGCACTTGGTTCCCAGTAAATCAAGCTACTGACTCGTCAACTAAATTGCTAGGCATTTGTTTGGGGTACGATCCAATGACATATTTAGGTACCGTAATACTTGAAGGAGATGTTTCGGTATCTACTGGACCAGGAAGCACACCCGTAGTAGATAATGCAAATTATGGTTTGCCCGTTTACATTGCCTATGGTGCAGGCAATACCATGGACACGACAATACCCGTAAATGGATATGTTAGAGTTTTAGGTCACTGCTATCACAATGACGGTGCTAACAATTGGATTATGAAATTTAGACCATCTAATGATTGGATAGAAATATAACATGGCAAAGAAATTAGGTGTACCGGTAGAAAACATCGCTAGTATTGCAGGGGTATCAGCAATATCGATAACTAGGTTAGTTGGTGTTGCGACGCGTGATATCGGTGGTTGGCCAACAGATACTCCGCCGCCTAGCTGTGACGCGTTGCTATTAGGATACACAGATGGCCGGAGAGAGCCACCAACGGCGGCATGTAGTGCCGATCCTATGCCTTATGAACTTGACCCACTAACAAACATTCTATACATTGAAGGCGGCTGTGGCGATGCAAGATCATTGGCGCCTGGTGGATTTTATTCTGATGGCGTAATGATATATTCAATTGGGCCAGAAGGCACATTTATAGAAGTAAGACCATGCGAAGGTTAACATAAAATGACATGTATCTGATATTTATATAAAAGGAAATATCATGGCAGTAAACATTCCTATTTGGGCTGGCTCTTCTAGTTTTTTTCCAGGTGACACTCCATTTGGAATTTATGATTATGACACAGATTTTCAATCAGAAGTTGATAAGTTTGCAGACTGGAGTGCCAAACGGTTAGGATATCCTTTATCTGAAATTGAATTACAGCCAATTAATTTTTACGCCGCCTTTGAAGAAGCAATTACTGAATATGGTGCTCAACTAAACACATATAATATTCGCGATAACATGTTGAATCTGTATGGTTCAACGACTGGTTCAAATCTAGCCGGCCAAAAAGTTTCTACTAATTTAGGCGGTATCATAGAGTTATCAAATGAATATGGAGTTGAAGCAATGTCCGGTGGGAATGTAACATATTACACGGGAAGTTTTGCCGTCGAAAATAACAAACAGATATATGACCTCAGCGATCCAAACATTGTTAAATTAGAAAATGGAACGCCTGGAACTACTCAAATTGAAATCAAACGTATTTATCATGAAGCTCCACCTGCATTAGCTCGATTCTTTGATCCATTTATAGGTACTGGTATTGGTACTCAACAGATGTTGGATGCATTTGGATTTGGTTCATATTCACCTGGTGTATCATTTATGATGATGCCAGTATTTGCTGACATGTTGCGTTTACAGGCAATTGAATTCAATGATGTAGTACGAAGATCGGCATATTCATTTCAGATTGCAAATAATCGAATACGTATATTTCCTATACCAAATGGTACAGCATATACACGAGTACATTTTGAATACATTGTGAAATCTGACCGAAGCAATCCATTGAAAGGAGCTACCGGTACAGTTTCTGATTTTTCTAATATCCCGTATCAAGATGTTACATATTCATTCATTAATGTTGTAGGTCGTCAATGGATTCGTCGATATGCATTGGCCTTATCAAAAGAAATGTTAGGATATGTCCGCGGTAAATACGGATCGATTCCAATTCCAAATGCAGAGATAACTTTGAATAGCAGTGATTTGATATCAGCTGCACAAACTGAGAAAGAAGGTTTGATAACTGAACTTAAAGAAATTTTAGATTCAATGTCTCGGCAAGCTCAATTAGAGCGAAAACAAGCAGAGGCAGATGCATTGACAATGCAATTAAATAAAGTGCCATTGCGCATTTATATAGGATAACATCATGGCAATGTTTGGTTCAGCACGAGATGCATCACTTTTACGATCATTGAATCGCGAACTTATCAATCGTTATATTGATATGGAAATCGGATACTACAAGTTAAATCTAGCTGCAACAAAAACAAACATATACGATGAATCCGATGATAAAGTATATAACGATATACTACGTATCAATGCAATAATTTTAAAAGATACAAAAACTACTCAAAGCGATGATTATGGAATTGATTATGTGCGTAATGGTACATTTGCTTTTTTACGTGATGATTTAATACCTAGAAACATTGTGATGGAAGTTGGTGATATCATTGAATATGACGGTGAATATTTCGAAATTGATAACACATCATCTACGCAATATTTTCGCGGTACTAATCCTGAGCGCGATCTTGGATTTGATTTAGGGCTACGCGGAGAATTCGGTTGGCCAATATCAGTTGTTGTTGATGCACACGTAACCAGAAAGAATCGATTGAACATTGAATCGTTCCGTTCTGGTATCAATAGATCAAATAACTTGCCAAGGAACTTATGAGTGAAATAGAAAGAAATAGAGAGCTAAGGCGGTCGTATAGTACATATACGGATAACCAAGATCTTTTTGCAAACACTACTAAACGGCAGGTAGATCAGATCCGCCGCGATGACGATGTCATTAAGACTCCGAAATGTACTATCATTGACATTGATTTTGCAATTATGTCGTATATTAAAGAAACAATACAGCCGCAGATCATTGAAAACAATTCAATCATTGATGTACCAGTATTTTATGCCAATGGAGAAAAATGGGCGCAGTATCAGAAACGTGGATACATGTTAGATGACCGAGGAAAGATATTGACACCGTATATTGGACTACGTAGAACATCTATCGCGGATAGATTGCAAATGCTAGGAGTTAACCGTTCACCGGCTGGGTTTCAATTGACTCATGGTAACAAATTTACTTTGCGTAACAAATACGATCGTTTTTCTGTACAGCAAGGTGTTAAGCCTGTACAAGAATTTTACATTTCAAATGTTCCAGAATTTGTGACAGTGTCTTACGACTTATTGATATGGACAGAATATACTGATCAAATGAATGCCATCATAGAACAGATAATGCCGTTGAATGGTTATGCCTGGGGTACGACATGGAAGTTTCCTACTAACATATCAGATTATACATTTGATACAGTTAATACCACCGGTGAAGATCGTTTGGTTAGAGCTTCAATGCCGTTGTCTGTGCAAGGTACAATGTTAATGGCATCTGAATTGCGTGTTGCAAACCTACGGAAAATGTACTCAATCAAGAAGATAACATTCGGAAATGAAACTGAATCATTTAATCCAGAAGTAGATAATCCGCCTCCTGGTGGTTATCGTTAATACCTGTATATTTATATTAAAAATAAAGGAAGTTATGTCAGAAACAAATGTTATTCAACCAGAACATCTAAGCGAAATCAATTCAATTCGCGAACAAAGCACAGAATTAGTTTATCGTTTAGGTCAAATTGAAATGGAACTAATTGCAGCTAATCAACGATTAGATGAATTGCAAAACGCAAAAGTGGCAGCGATTAGCGAATATAAACAATTGCAAACCAAAGAAGCCGACCTAGTTAAAACGTTAACTGAAAAATACGGTACTGGAACATTAAATATTGATTCGGGCGAATTTATTGCATCTTAATGCATGTTTGGCTCTGTTATTAAATATTTATATGTAGATAAATTAAATTAATAAGGAGCAAAATAATGGCTGAAAGAATAGTGTCGCCTGGTGTATTTACGAGAGAAGTCGATCAATCGTTCTTACCTGCAGGTTTAGCTGCAATTGGCGCTGCAGTAATTGGACCAACTGCGAAAGGTCCTGCCGGTATTCCTACCGTAGTAACAAGTTATTCAGATTATCTTCAGAAATTTGGAGGAACTATAACTAGTGGTTCCGGAGCTGCACAAGGTAGTTACAAATATTTAACTAACTACATGGCACAAGAATATCTTAAGTATGCTGATACTTTAACTGTTGTTAGAATTTTAGCAGGTGGTTATGGACCTGCAACTGCAGCCGTAACATGTTCAGGCGTCGGCGCGGATGCATTTACATTGTACACATTATCAGATGGCGCTGATCAAAACAGTAACGGTGCAGAAGGTTCAAATAATACATTAACAAATGGTACAGTAAATAACTTGCGTTGGGAAATTACCGGCGTTAACAATACCAAAGGTACATTTACATTGTTAATTCGTCGTGGTGATGATACTGGTAAACGAAAAATCATTTTAGAACAGTATAACAACTTGACATTAGATCCAAATTCAAATAACTATATTGCAAAAGTTATTGGTGACCAAGTATATACATTGAGAGATTCTGGTACTACTGATCCATTCTTGCAATTGTCTGGATCATATGCAAATCGTTCGAATTTTATACGTGTAGAAGTTAGTCGTACAACTTATAACTATTTAGATGCTAATGGTAACATTCGTGATAATGCTTTATCTGCATCTTTACCAGCTGCAATTTCTGGAACATTCTCAGGTGGTTCTGATGGAAATGTCGTGCATCCGATTCAGTTCTATGATAACATTTCAAACACAAATACACAAGGATTTAATTTAGGTCTAGATGCAAGTGGTAGTACATCATATACCGATGCAATTTTTCTATTGAAAAACCAAGATGAATATGATATCAACTTGTTGGCGTTGCCAGGGTTAGTTGATAACTTTTCAAATCATTCAGCTATACTTACTACTGCATTAACTGCAATGGAAGATCGTTCAGATGCATTCTTATTGATCGATCCAGTTGAATATGGTGCATCAATTGGTCAAGCAACAGCAAAAGCTGAATCACGTGATACTAATTATGCTGCAACATATTGGCCGTGGGTGAAAATTCCAGATGTAGATTTAGGTCGTAATGTATGGGTACCTGCATCTACTTTGATTCCAAGTGTATATGCATTTAATGACCGAGTAGCTGCTCCATGGTATGCTCCTGCAGGTTTAAATCGTGGTGCATTAGATATCGCTGTACAAACAGAACGTAAATTAACTCAATCAAATCGTGATACATTGTATGAATCTGCTGTTAATCCAATTGCAACTTTCCCTAATGCTGGAGTTGTTGTTTACGGACAAAAAACTTTGCAGAAAAAAGCATCAGCTTTGGATCGCGTAAACGTTCGTCGTTTGTTGATCGCTGCTAAGAAATTTGTTGCATCGGCTACTAAATATCTCGTATTTGAAAATAATACAGCAGCTACTAGAAACAGATTCTTATCAATTGTTAATCCATATTTTGAATCAGTACAGCAACGTCAAGGTTTGTATGCATTTAAAGTAGTAATGGATGATACAAATAATACACCGGATGTAATTGACCGAAATGAAATGAGAGGAGCAATTTATTTGCAACCTGCTAAGACAGCTGAATTCATTATCATCGATTTCAATATCTTACCTACTGGTGCATCCTTCCCAGAATAGTAGCAAGGACATATTTATATTAAATTATTAGGAGTAAAAAGATGGCAGAATTATTAGACCCAACCGAGATATTTTATACGGCATATGAACCTAAAATGGCTAACAGGTTCATTATGTATATCGAGGGTATTCCGTCTTACCTTGTGAAAGCTGCTTCAAGACCGTCAATTGACCAAGGTGAGGTTATTCTAGACCACATCAACGTTGAAAGAAAGTTGAAAGGTAAATCAAGATGGCAAGACGTAACCGTATCATTATATGACCCAGTCGTACCATCAGGAGCACAAGCGGTAATGGAATGGGTTCGTTTGCATCACGAATCAGTAACTGGACGAGATGGATATTCAGATTTCTATAAGAAGGACATTACATTTAATACTTTAGGACCTGTTGGTGATAAAGTTGAAGAATGGACTTTGAAAGGAGCATTCATTTCATCAGCAACTTTTGGAGACTTGGATTGGTCAACAGAAGATCCGTTAATGATCGAACTTACATTGAAATACGATTACGCAATCCTTCAGTTCTAATCGTAACTGGATTAGGGTGTCCCTGGTCGAAAAAATTAGCCTCGCTTCGGCGGGGCTTTTTTTATGCGTGTATAT